TAATCACGCTGCTTTGCGCGGCGTTCATAATGGCAGAAGTTAAAGGGCGGACTTTGATTTTCACTCCCGCAGGAAGGTCAATCCAATATGGTTCTTTTTGTAAATTAAGTTTAAGCATAAACTAAGACCTCCTCCTAGGAAGTTGTTATGAGATTTGTTAATAGAAAAATTTGTTCAAGTGCGAGGCAAAAAGTGAGGGTAATATCTTGTCATATTGCCTAGCTTTTTAACGAAGCAATTGACAAATTTTTCATTAACCCTCTGGGCTGCTATAAATTTTTGCATATAACTTCGCAAAAAATCTCAGAAATAGTATTGAACTATTCCATTCAATTTTTTACTGGTTCTCTACAAAAATTTATTGGCAGCAAATCCATAAAAACTTCTAGGAGTAGGTCCCAACATCATTTTTAAGGATTACAGTTACAGATTTTGCCAAGGCATCGTCATAAACGCCTTGCCAGTTGAAGCTGGTTTGAACGCCTCCTGGTCCCGAAATTGGAATCCGAGGGCGCGGCAAATAAACTTCGTGGAATGTCCACAAAAGCGAGAAGTTATTGCCATCAAGCCCAGCCATTTTGTAACCAAGCTCCAGCTCTATTGCGGAGTTATTGATTGCATCATCAACCAGCGTGGCGTCTGCAAAGCGCACATCAATATTGCCGTTTACTGTGATTGTTGTCGGGTCAACACCATCAATCAGCGCATCATTCCTTATGGTTGGAACGGCTTGCAATCCGTTTGAGTAAGTGAATTGCGCTCCCACCACATTGCCTAAAGCCGAGCCATTTCTTTTGATTGAGCCGTTAAATTGGCTAAATGGTTTATAAACCCTAGAAGTTGGCACTCCGCCTTGTGTGGCGGTGTAGCGAGTTTCGCCTTGCGCTATGATGTTAAGCGTTGCGTTGGCAGCTCCAGACCTTTGGAAGTTCATCGCCATGCTGCCAAGCACACAGCCTGTATGCACAAAATAAGCAGGAACATTGGCGTGTCCAACTTCTGCCGAAAAGGAAGGAAGCGAAGCCGCACCGCTTACAAATGTATGGGTATAACCACCACCTGAAAGAGTCGCGCCACTAACCACCGCATTGGCATTGCCTGAAGCCAGCGTGAAGCTGTTACCAGCACCGCCGACAGTATCGTATGAAACGCCAAGTTTTGTGCCGCCAACATTGGAATAAGTGGCAGGTGTGATGCTGGCATTTACTGAGGCGTTCAAATCTGTGGCAAGCTGGGTTAGAGTTGCGTTCAGGTTTGCGCCGATATTCGTTTGAGTGCCAGTTGCACCGCTTGCAACGAATGTCCATGCCACGCCGTTAATGGTGATAGTATGACCAGCCGAAGGGTTGGCGGTGAAAGTAATATCACCAGAGGCTTGCACACCTGCGGTGGTTGGATTGCCTAGCAAGAATTGCAGCCATCTGCCAAAATCTCTCGCCTCCACCGGCACAACCACATTGCCTTCATCATTAATCACATCACGGAATGGAGCGCGAGGCTCTCTGCCTTGACCTAATAAATCTGATGAAATTAAGTTTTGTTCTGCGCTTAAGTCCGAAGACGCAAACGCAAATTTCTCCCAGTTACCAGTTGGCTTTGTGCCATAAGTAACTTCCTTAAAGGTAGCAAGCGATGCTGCCGAGCCGTAAGACCTTGCCATATTTTCTCCTGTTAGTTTTGGTTAATTGAGTGGGTCGTTAGTAAAAAAGCGCACCATCACCTGAAGGCTTGCGGTGCGAATAGTTGAAGTGCCTTCAATGGCTTCTTCTGTAGTTTCGGGCGTTTTAGCTTCCAGCCATTCTGCCAAGCCATCTAAACTGCGGTTGGCGTTTATGACGCTTCCGATATTGGCGAGCAAAGAATCAATCTGAGTATCGCGCAAACTTGCATCAGCATTTTGTGCCATCACTTCCACAGTAATCAGATGCTCATAAATATAAGTGAGCGGATTAAGCAAAACTTCTGGCTCTTCAGAAGTTCCATCACGCACTACAATCATGCCAGCACTTGGAACTTTCTGAGGTTTATCAAGGTTGCGATAGACCTTCAGATTAGTTGATTCCAAAGTTTTGAGCTTATTGTAAAAGCTGCTTATTACTTGTTCACGCTTGCTCGTCATTTGATTCTACTTCTTTCCAGTTTTCTAAAATTGCTTGAGGAAGATTCCCGCGCTCGCGCAAAACCACCGACTGATAATCCAGCCGCTTTTTGAGTTGCACTTGCGGAACGAGAAAAAACATCACCGCCGTTGCCAAGCCTCTGCCTGTTTTAAGGGCTGATTCCGTGGCTTTGCGAAAACCACCGCGCTTGCCGTTGCTGGCTTTGAGGTTATCAACCACCAGCAACGAAACAGAGCCTCTGCGATAAACAAACCGCAGCTTGCCCAGCGAATGTTCGGGAAAGTTTGAAGGGTTAATTCTCTTTCCGCCAACACCTCTTTTGGGAGCACTGGGCGTTGGTATGGCAAGGAATTTCCCGAACTTGCTTTTGATGATGTCGCCATCATTAAAGGCGCGGATAATTTTTGGAGCTTTGGAGTAAATCCACCCCGCCGCTTCAATTGAGGTTTTACCCTTTGGATAGACTTTTGATTGCCAGCTTTTGGCAATCTTATTGCCAAGCCCAGCACTGGTAACTTGCTGCCTTAATTCATTTTTGATTCGGTTGGTTACTTCAGAAACTCCCTTTGTAACCGCTTCCTCGGCAGCTTCTTTTTGCTGCTCCATGAATTTGTGCAAATTGCCTTTTATTGCTGCTTCTAGCCTCATAATTATCTCATTGAATTATATAATGATTGGCAAAGCCTTTGATTGGGGGCTTGCATAGTCCAAATTATTATGTTATAATGATTCTACAAATGCCAGTATAGCCGAACAGGCACCCAGCGGTGTTCGTTCTTGTATCTCAAGATAGGCTATATTGGCGACTCTTTCCTTTAAGTCACAGCAACTTCTTTCACTTTCTTACTCAAAAGTTTTTTCCAAGGATTTGGCTTATGTGGGCTGTTATAGCTTCTGGCAAAACAGCCTGTAATCATATCTGCCATTTGCACCAAATTATCTTTTTCAGAGTCAGCAAATTTAACATCTTTGATTTTTCTTTCAGGAATTTCTCTCCTGATAAAAGATTGTATCACTTTTCTAAATTCACGATCACCTCTGCCATCAATTTTTATAACAGCTTTGTTAAATTCAGTGTTTTTAAGAAGGGCTTTTAGTGCAAAATTATAGAACTTTTTGGGATTAGATTTAAGTTCATTATCCCTGATTTTGCTTTTATCTATAACTATCACCACAGATTCAAAAACACATTTGGAAAGTTTTTTAAAAAAGATGTCTTTCGCAAAATCTTTGCTGTTGCTAAATTTGAACTCTCTTTTTGTAAGTTTTGCTTCCGCTCTAGCCGCCGTAATATTCTCGCTAGCATTCTCAGCATCATCAAATGATTTGAAAATTACCAACCCAAGAAGAAAAAACTTTGAAGAGCCTTCTTTAAAATAAGGCTCTCCGCTTTCGTCAATTACTATCAGCATTTTTTGTATATATTTTGTTCTCTGCGGTGCAGAATATATGCAAATTGCGCATGCAACAACCAGAAACATAGTAATTATCTAAATAAATGTCATAAAAAGTTCATACTTCCAATCATATTTCTGTCACAAAACTATGCTATTATCAGATCATAAGGGGAAAATATTAATCAAATAAACAAAAGGAAAAATTTATGACTGACACAGCAAAAGAATTAGCAGAAATCAAAGACAAATTAACTGCACCAAAAAAGATTGAAGTCGGCAGTATCGGAGATATTTCTGGTAGTGAATTATTTAATACAACCTCCATTACTGAACAAGTTTTTCCTATGCACGTTAGAGAAGCTGAAGCATTAGTTGGCGTGGTAGAAATCAAGGCAAAATCAGCGTTAGATAAATTGCTAAAAACCAGTGATTTCAATAAGGATGGCAAAATTGATTTAGGTGAATTGGAAGTTGCTGTTGCATCCGAACTTCCAAAATCAGGTAGTCCACTTAGCTCAGTACAAGTTTTAGCAGGAATGCATAAAATGATTGGCAAAATGGATCCAGAAGTTGTTGATAAAATCAATGTTGGTCCCGAAGAACTTACTAAAGCTGCGGCTACTCTGAAAACAAAAATAAGAGAGGCTGCTGGAGAGGACAAAACTCTTACTAAAGAAGAAGCTGTGAAAGCCATCCAAGATTTGGGTAAACAAACTGGTTTACTTGGTCAAGGTATAAAAGCTCAAGCTATTCAACCTTCTGCTGAAAAAGCAGCGGAGTTAGCTGTTCCAGCAAAATAGTAAAACCTACACTTCATAACTATCCGCTTGCCATACCAGCCGTTCAAAATCCCTGCGCGGAAAACCTTGCAATCTGTAGGTATTAACCCCAATCAGGAATTGGTCGCCTTCAAGCAAATTCGGGCAATCAGCAACTTGGACTTCCAACAAATAAGTTGGCGTTTCAATTACTGACTGCCCGATATTTTGGTAAACATCTGGTGCGCGGGTGATTATGCGCACCTGTTTGTTTTGCCCATTAAGCGGAATGTAAGTTGCCTCAATTGACAAGTTCTGGTCATTAAACAGAACCGCCACCGCAGTTTGAGCCGCATTCATTATGATATGAACGCAGCGTTAAGGCGCACATTGCCGACAGTATCACCCGACAGAGCCGCAGCCGTTGCAGTTCCAATCAGCTTATTGCTGGTTGGTGTGGTCGTGCAGTTTTTATTGGTATTATCCC